GGTAATGGTAACAAGACTGAAGCAGTGAAGGATACCTTTAGAACGTTACTCTCTACAGAGTATCAAGAGAAGGCATCTGTGCTAGGTTATGTACCACTTAGAGGTGACATACTACAGAAGTCACGAGATGCAGTTGAAAAGATTGCTATATAATACACAACAGAAGAGACCTGATATAGGTCTCTTTTTTATGAGTAAGACAATGCAAAAATGGTTAGGAATTAGTTTAGGTGCGGTATTCGGACTGTGCCACGTAGGTATGATAGGGTTACTAGCAACTAGGCAGTCCTCTAAGTTACCTTCTTTCAATCCTCCAGTAGGAGATTATACGTCTTATAGTATCTCGGTAAATGAGCAGGGATATGATATCAGTTACAATGCTAACGATCCTAAGACGATGGTCATCACTAAGGACATCAAACAGAAGGGTGGTTTCTTAGGACTAGCAAACAATACAACTCAAGTTTTTGAGGAGTATGTCATGGATGGTAAGACCAATCAGGGCGGACCTGTATCTAACAAGAGATCATGGCAAGATCCATCTACTATAGTAAAAGGTGGTGAAGTATCTGATAAGACTGTCGCCTGTATCGAAGCAGTTGGTGCTGCAAAAGGAACAGGTAGATTGGTTGGTACTAGTGTTGGTGCTAGTGCTGCCCCTGCTCTGTCTGGTATCCCCTTTATTGGTTGGGTAGCAGCAGGATGGGTAGCAATGTTTGGTGGTGATCAAGGTGCAGAAATCGGTGGTAACATGGCAGAAGGTCTAAACGATAACTGCTAATGGCTGCACCTACATTAACTGATCTGATATATCTAAAGAAAAATTATTTGACTAAGGATCAGTGTGAAATTATTATTAATGAATTTGAGGCAAGCTCACAAAAACCTGATCAGGAACATTGTGGGCATGCTTTTAATCATTTGGATGTATACTCTACCTTTAAAGTTAAGGAGTCTGAGGTAGGTAGTGATAGTTTTAATATAATACATCAAACTATTGAGAATATAATTAATGAGTATCATGATTACCTTGATACTTTTAATGCCTTTCATGTTGCTAGGAGAGGTAGTATGTTACATCCTCATAAGTATCGTCTTATGAAATATGAGAAGGGTGCTTGGATACATCCTCATATAGATCATGATGTTACCATTTATGGTAGTTGTACTATTAATTTAAATGATGAGTATGAAGGTGGTGACTTTGCTTTCTGGGGTGGTCAGCATAAATTGAAATTAGGATTGGGTGATGTGATGATCTGGCCAGCAGATTTCTTTTGGGTACATGAGGTAGAAGAAATAACAGATGGTACTAGGTACTCTGCAAATACTTTTCTATGTTCTACACCAAAAACATTACCTGAAACTGTAAGATATAATGTGAAAGGTGTATGAAAACAATTGCTATTGTTGGTGGTGGTACTGCTGGATGGCTTACTGCTCATCAATTTCTTAGAAAAATAAATCCAGAAATAAAAATACTTGTAGTGTCTTCCTCACAAGTTCCTGTTATAGGAGTGGGTGAAGGAACTACAGGTCTTTTTACTGAGTTGATTCATGAACTGTTTGATGAGAAAGAATTTTTAAAAGAAACAGAATCTACTTATAAGATAGGTATAAGGCATAGTGATTGGGATCAAGTAGGAAAATCTTTTTGGTCACCGTTAGGTGATGAGTACTCTGGTGAGTCTTCCTTCCCTTCACCAGACTATGATGATGTTAGGGTGTGGCATATTGCTAATGGATTGGAGTATGATAAGTCATTCCAATCTCGTTTAATGGCAGAGAATAGACTTCATATTTCAAATGGTGAAAGTATATACACTAAGTTACATGAGGAACATGATGGATATAGTATACCTGTTGCATATCATTTAGATAGTCATAAGGTTGGGGAGTATTTAAAAAGGAAAGCATTAGAGAAATCTAATTGTTCTCATGTTGAAGGTAAAGTAGTAGCTCTCGCTCAAGATAAAGATGGTTCTATACATCACCTTGTCTTAGATGATGATAGAAAAGTTGAAGCTGATTTTTATATAGATTGTTCTGGGTTTTCTAGAATATTAATTAATAATATTACAGATAATAATTTTGTATCATATGATAATGATCTTTTAGTAGATAGTGCTTTAGTTTTTACTAGAGATTCTAATGACATTAAAAACTATACTCATGCTCATGCATTAAAGAATGGATGGATGTGGGAGATACCTACACAAACTAGGATGGGATGTGGATATACTTTTAGTAGTAAGTTTACTGATAAGGATAAGGCATATGATGAGTTAGGTGATGTGGAGATAAAAAAACATATTACATTTAACTCTGGAAGAATAGAAAAGCATTGGTTTAAGAATGTATTATCGACAGGTCTTGCTAGTGGATTCGTTGAACCATTGGAAGCCATTTCTATTCATGCTACCATCTTACAGAATCAAGAGTTCTTAGATAATTATTTTAAACCTAGTTTAGATCTAAACTGTGATGCTATTCAAGAACAGTATAATGAAGATGTTAATTATATGTGGGATAATTTTAGAGACTTTCTTGTGTTCCATTACATTTCACATAGAAGAGATACTGATTTCTGGATTGAATCTTCTAGTCCAGAAAGATGGAGTCCTAGATTAACCAGACTAATGAAAATATGGGGATGTAGAATGCCAAGGGTTACTGATTTTAAAATTGGTAAGAGTAATGATTTTCATGCTATGGGTAATCCATTATGGTATAATATTGCTATTGGTATGAACATGTTAGATCCATTGATTGCTTCACAGGAGCTACATGACTATGGCATATATGATGTAATGGAAACTCGTTGTAAGAATACATTTGATGCAATAGAGAAAGCACTACCATCTATGGTTAAAACAAACGATTATTATATGCATATATAATGTACAACAAAAGAGACCCAAGAGGTCTCTTTTTATATGGAGACTTAAATGAATGTCTATTTAAATTTAAAACCAAATAATCATGGTGGTGAATCTGACCTCTTGACAGTTGATGTACCTTCAAGTTATACTGAAGAACTATTACGATATGTCAGACCTATTGCCGAAGAAAAAAATGTTCCTGAGTCACGTATACTTAAGGACATAATCAAAGAATCTATTAACGAAATACAAAGGAGAAATTATGAGCGTAAGAGTCGTAAGAACCAGAAGCGGTGATGACGTTATCTGTGATTTGTTCGAGGTTACTACTAAAGATGATACTGAGAAACCAGTTGCTTTTCAGCTAGTTAATGCTTATTATCTTTATCTAATTGATCCTAATCCTGATATTGAAGTAGAAGGAGGTGGAGAAATAAATAAAATTTCTAAACCAGAAATAAAATTTGAACCCTATGCTCCTTTCTGTAAGGAAGATAGGATCATGGTTAAATTGGATGAGGTAGTTACTGCGTATGAAACGCATGATGAGATCATCAAAAAGTACAATCAATTAGTGGAGGCCACACGTGGAAGAGGAGATGATGCAACAGCAGTTGAAAGTGATACTGCTGAAACAGAGATCGGAATATCTGTTAGGGAAAGTGACTGAGCTTGATGAAGAACCAAGCTTGTTAATTGAGAACTGTTATAGTATTCATCGTAATGAGAATGGGGTAGTTGGTCTGCACCAGTTTCCTGAGTTCTCATCTCAACGTGATATGTTCTTGACATCCGAAACAGTTATGAGTATACTGGAACCTTCTGATGAGGTCTCACAGATCTATAACGCTAAATGAGTCAGTTTTACACCAACGTACAGTTAGCTGGTGATACTATTCTTTATAGAGGATATCAGGATGGAACTCCAGTGCAGTTTCGTGGTAAATTTTCTCCTACATTATATGTTCCTTCTAAAAAGAAGGAGAAGTATAAGACACTTGATGGTAGATCAGTTGCTCCTATAGAGTTTACTACTGCCAGAGATGCTAGAGAATTTATTAAAACGTATGATGGTGTAGAAGGATTTGAAGTACATGGGTATGAGCGTTTTGTATACCAGTATATAAGGCGTGAGTTTCCAGGCGAGGTTGATTATAATATCAATCAGATGAAGATATTTGCATTGGACATTGAGGTTCAGTGTGAGAATGGTTTCCCTGATGTGGAAGCAGCAGCAGAAGAGATGCTTTCTATTACCATTAAAGATATGGTTACGAAAGAATTTTTTGTATGGGCTGTAAGAGAGTTTGAAGTACCTGATGGTGTCAAAGCATTTATCTATGACACTGAAAGGGATATGCTTAGTAACTTTATTGAATGGTGGGTGCAGAACACACCAGATATTCTTACAGGATGGAATGTCAATCTATATGACGTACCTTATATTGCTCGTCGTGTAAATAGGACTTTAGGTGAGAAATGGATGAAGTCATTATCACCTTGGAATCGTGCTAATGAGAGGGAGGTATATGTCCAAGGACGTAAAAATTATGCTTATGATGTTAGTGGGATTAACATTCTCGACTATCTCGATCTTTACCGTAAGTTTACTTATAGTAACCAGGAATCATACAGACTCGATCATATCGCTTTTGTTGAATTAGGTCAGCGTAAGGTTGATCACAGTGAATACGATAACTTTAAAGACTTCTATACATCTGATTGGCAAAAGTTTATAGAGTATAACATCCAAGACGTTGAGTTGATTGACAGATTGGAAGATAAGATGAAGTTATTGGAACTTGCCATAACAATGGCTTATGATGCTAAGACAAACTTTGAAGATGTTTATTCCCAAGTTCGTATGTGGGATACGATCATTTATAATTACTTAAGTGATAAGAACATCGTTGTTCCCCCTCGAAAGGGATCTAAAAAAGATGAAAAGTATGCAGGTGCTTATGTCAAGGAACCGAAAACAGGAAGGTATGATTGGGTTGTTAGTTTTGACCTCAATAGCCTGTATCCTCACCTTATTATGCAGTACAATATCTCCCCAGAGACCCTCTGGGAGACTCGACATTCCAGCTCGAGCGTTGAACGGATTCTAAATCAAGAGATTGATTTTAGTAATTGTAAATTTGCCGTGTGTGCTAACGGTGCTCAGTACCGTAAGGATGTACATGGATTCCTACCAAAAATAATGCAGAAGATTTATGAAGAACGTACGATATATAAGAAGAAAATGCTCCAAGCGAAGCGGGATTTTGAAGTTCAGCCAAGTACCGAATTACAAAAGTCTATTAGTAAATTCAATAACATCCAAATGGCTCGAAAGATCCAGCTCAATTCGGCTTATGGTGCCATTGGAAACCAGTACTTTAGATACTACAACTTATCTAATGCTGAGGCGATTACTCTCAGTGGGCAGGTTAGCATCCGTTGGATTGAAAACAAAATGAATCAGTACCTAAACACGGTACTTAAAACTGAGGAGGAAGATTATGTTATTGCCAGTGATACTGATAGTATCTACCTCAACCTTGGTCCTTTGGTTGAAAGTGTATACGAGGGCAGAGAGAAAACTGATGAGGGCGTTGCTAGGTTCCTTGACAAGGTGTGTCAAACTAAATTTGAACCTTTTATTGAAAGTTCTTACCAAGAATTGGCCGACTACGTTGGAGCGTACGAGCAGAAGATGATAATGAAGCGAGAGAACATCGCTAACAAAGGTATATGGACAGCAAAGAAAAGATATATTCTCAATGTATTCAATAGTGAAGGGGTTCAGTATGCTCAACCTAAGTTAAAGGTTATGGGTATAGAGTGTGTTAAATCTTCCACACCAGGTGCATGTAGAGATAAGATTAAGGAGTGCTTGAAGGTTATTATGAATGATGGGGAAGAAGCAGCACAAGATTTTATTAAGAACTTTAGGGATGAGTTTGATACATTTCCTGTTGAGGATATATCATTTCCCAGAGGATGTAATGGGATAAATAAGTGGGCAAACCCATCCAGTATATACAGCAAAGGAACACCTATACATGTTCGTGGTGCTTTGTTGTTTAATTATTATAATAAGAAGAACAAGTTACAGCATAAGTATCCTTTAATACAGGATGGCGAAAAGATTAAATTTGTTTATCTTAAGACACCAAATAAAATAGGAGAGAATGTAATTTCTTATTTACAAACTCTTCCTACAGAATTTGGGCTTGACAAACAGGTAGATTATGACTTACAATTCAGTAAGAGTTTTCTTGAACCTATTAAAGTTATTATGGATACAATCGGATGGAAGCCAGAAAAAGTTGCTAGTTTGGAGTTCCTATTCGGATGACCACATACATTGTTGAATATCAAAAAGCCTTTAGTGCTGGAGAAAATCCTACTGAGAAGGAATTTTTTGATAAAGACGAAGCAGAATGGTTTGAAAGAGCCATGAAGCGTTCAAATTACATTACAAAATTATTTAAGAAAAGTTGATGAGTTTTTTACAAGATGTAGTAAAGGAGATCGGGAATGAATACGCTTCTCTCGTTAGTGATGGTGTTGCTGCTGGTGACACTAGTAATTTTATCGATACAGGTTCGTACATCTTTAACGGACTTGTATCAGGAAGCATCTACGGAGGTATTCCAGGGAACAAGATCACAGCTATTGCAGGTGAGTCAAGTACTGGCAAAACATTTTTCTGTCTTGGTGTTGTACAGCATTTTCTCGAATCTAATCCTGATGCTGGCGTTATTTATTTTGAGTCTGAAAGTGCATTAAGTAAACAGCAGATAGAAGAGAGGGGTATAGATTCTTCTCGTATGATGATTGTTCCTGTTACTACAGTACAAGAATTTAGAACTCAATCTATCAGAATATTAGACAAATATTTAGAACAACCTGCTGACAAGAGAAAACCCTTAATGTTTGTTTTAGATTCTCTTGGTATGTTATCTACAACTAAGGAAGTTGAGGATGCTGAAGCAGGAAAAGAGACTCGTGACATGACTAGAGCACAGATTGTTAAGTCAATCTTTAGAGTCTTGACATTGAAGTTAGGTAAAGCAAACGTTCCAATGTTAGTTACCAATCATACATATGATGTAGTTGGTGCATATATTCCTACTAAGGAAATGGGAGGTGGAAGTGGACTTAAATACGCAGCAAGCACAATCATATATCTTACAAAAAAGAAAGAGAAGGATGGTAAAGAGGTTGTGGGAAATATTATTAAATGCAAAACAGCTAAAGCTAGATTAACTAAAGAAAACAATCAAGTAGAGGTACGACTTTATTATGACACAGGACTTGACAAGTATTACGGACTATTGGAATTGGGTGAGAAGCATGGAGTATTTGAACGAAAGGGTAACCGCATTAGTATTGGTGGGTCTAATGTTTATCCTTCAGCCATTCTTGCTGACCCAGAAAAATACTTCACCCCCGAACTAATGCAAGCATTAGACGAATGTGCATCCAAGGAGTTTCGCTATGGCAACTAAATTAGAAGACTACATCAAGTGCTATGATAATATGATTAATGATTCTCTATGTAATGAGATCATTGAAGCATATAAACAATCAGGTACTACCTATGTTAATAGGGAACAACGACCCACTTTCCATGAACTTAATATATCTAAGAAGTTCAAGGCAGAGGATCCTTTATGGAATAAACCTCAAAAGATATTAACAGAAACATTTATTGATGTTGTTAATCTTTATATGGAAGACCTAGAAATTGCTAGAGATTTTCCTGTCAAGTATACTTTTGAAGAGTACCGTATGAAACGGTATGAGGCTAATGACTATGATCAATTTAAAGATCATGTTGATGTACAGGATTATAGTTCTGCACGTCGTTTCGTTGTTATATTCCTCTATTTAAATGATGTTTTAGAAGGTGGTGAGTCAAACTTTCCTAGATTGGACTTGGCAATTACACCAAAACAGGGTAGAATACTCGTGTTCCCTGCCAACTGGCAGTACAGACATGCAGGTCTTCCTGTAAAGTCTAACGACAAGTACATTATTGGATCTTATCTCCACTATCTAGAATGAATTTAGAAGTTACTATCCTTAGTAATTTAATCTACAATGAAAAGTATACTCGTAAGGTAATACCTTTTCTTAAGTCAGAATATTTTACTACGAAGACTCATAAAGTAATCTTCTTAGAGATACATGAGTACTCTAAGAAGATTACTTTATGAGTCTTCGTAGTAAAATAT